TCTTGCTCAATGTATCAGCGTTCAGGCGATTTATTTCTTGGTGTTCCTTTTAATATTGCCTCAACAGCAGCTCTAACGTATATTATTGCCAATCTTACTGGTTGCAAGCCTGAAAAAATCATGATAACAATTGGTGATGCACACATTTACAAAGAACATATAAATGCTGTTAATGAACAACTAAAGAGAGTTCCCTATGGTTTTCCTACTCTTACTATAAATGGAAATCATGATTCTCTTGAAAGTTATACATATAGTGATTTTGTAATTGATAGTTACGAGTCTCATCCAGCTATAAAGGCACCAATGATTGCCTGAATATTGGATTAATAATACAAAAAAACTTTATTTTTATTATTAATCATAGTCTATATGACAATTTGCAAAGTCCATCCTGTATTTTCAGAATATTGTAGGTTTTTGTGAAAAACATTATATCATACTGATATTGATATGCATCTTCATAAAGCTTGGGGTTTTTTATATCCATTAAAAACTCTACTCTACGTATTTCCGTAAAATTACAGGCACCCATGGGTTGATATTTACTGTTGTCAATTGAGAAAGAATATAATAGTATTCCGGGATATGTATTTTTATAGTGATTAAACGGTTGTACTTTGTTAAAATAGTCGTAATCTCTTGGTTCAAGACGCAAATCACCATTAAATCTTATTTCTAGTTTATTTATAATTTTTTCATCGAAATTCTTATAGTTATCTTTGGTTATAACCGGGGTTGTGTTTCTATAAATCCAGTTTGCATTATTCTTCATGTAATAGTTTGGAACTTCAATACTATCAAAATTGGTGTAATTACTATGTTGATTACGGCTTTTTACGTCATCACGTCTCGCTAAAATCATAATATCCTTTGTTAAATGAAACATCTCAACCTCTAAAGTCACGTTGCCAGATTTACCTAGAAATTCCCTATAATTAACAACCTCTATTAATTGATTTTGTATATTGTTTTTTAGTCTGTATTTTTCATCATCATCAACAAAAATGTAATTCGTATCTAGAATAGGCTTTAAACTCCACTCATTACTACTGTTATTGTTCATAAAATATCTTATCTCATGGTTTTTATTAATAGGTTTTCCTAATTGTACTCTATTCACATCATCAGAAATATCCACAATATATATCTCTTTAATTGGCTTAAGTTCAATTTCTAATCTTACCTCTTGATTATCTATGGCACATAATGGAAAATATGCACCCTTATTTTTAGTAAACCAGAATGGCAGTGAAACACATATTTCTCTACCCGATAAAGATGTACTATCACTAGTTGGATTATATAATGACTCTATATTCCCAATAAGTTTGTTGTAAGTTTCTAGTTGAATATCAGTTAGACTGGTATTATAATAGGCTGTGATGTAGTCGCCCTTAACTTCTTCAATAAGTTGACCACCTATGTATATTTTTGCGTAGTTTATTATAGCAGAACCAATATTACGAATCCATCTGAATTTTTTAGATATTGTTATATCGGGTAGTGTAAATCTTAAAAAAACATGTGATAAAATATCACCGTTTTCAGGTATGTTAATATATAATCGGGTTGGATTATCGTAGGATAGGCTTTTATCTACACTTGCAAAGACTAAGTCCATACTTTCCATAGAAAAGTTAATAAATTTTTTGTATATCGATTTAAAGAATGTTATTTGTGGATTACCTGTAATAAATATGTCTTCATTTCCTACCGCTACAAGTTGTAGTAAAGAACCAGTCATTTATATATATATTACTTTAAAATACTATAAACTATCCTTATATTTATTTGTATATTTAAATTACTTAAAGAATAGTTGTTAAATAAAATTATAAACATGACAGGAGCACAAATTGGAATGATTAAACCTTGTGAATTTAACAAGGTAGTACAAAAACTACGTTCATTTTTTCAAAATGAGGGATTTGAAGAAGTACATACCCAGAGCAGATTGAGTATTCTTGCTGCATGCGAGGACCCTAAGACAATCTCTACATACAGCTATGCTGGACAGGTATGGCCTCTTCCCCAGACTGGTCAAATGTGGTTAGAATATGAACTATTGAGCAATCCTGAAGCTAAAGGTTTTTTCTGTGTTAGCACAAGCTACAGAAACGAACCCAATCCCGTTCCTGGCAGACACGACAAAATCTTCCCTATGTTTGAATTTGAAATGAAGGGTGATATGGAAGCTATGGTTGAACTAGAAAAACGCCTACTAGATCATCTCGGATTCGGTAAATTCTATAACCAGGGTCCCTACCCAGAGGGAGATTACGCTGCTGTAGCTGAAAAGTATGATACTAAAGAGCTAGAGCATGAGCATGAAACTCGCCTAAGAAACGAATATGGACCAGTCTTTCTCCTAAAGAATTTCCCTAATTACAGTTCTCCATTCTGGAACATGAAACAAGACTCTAACAGCAGTGTAGATGGTGGTAGTGCTAAGAAGGTAGATGTTATTCTAAATGGTATGGAAACCATCGGAAGTGCCCAAAGATCAGCCAATCCTCAAGAAATGAGAGAGCAATTCCATAGCATTAGTGATGGTGCTTATGCCAACATTCTATTCAGCAACTTTACCAAAGAAAGAGTAGAAAAGGAACTTGATGATTTCCTAAGCTTTAACTTTTTTGAAAGATCAGGTGGTGGTATTGGTATTACCAGAATGATCAAGGCTCTAAAGGAGTGTGATCTTCTAGACTAAATAAGAATGTAATAAAATGTATTAAATATATATTTTATTGTATTTATATTAATTAACTTTTGAATAATAGCTCACCCATACCAGATTTTATTTCTAGTATGTTATAATATCTTGAGTATAGGTAGACGTTATATTTGTAGTTATCATAAACATTGGATATATTAGAATTATCTTTTAGAGTCATGTTGAATGTCACTTCTTTTATATGACTAAAATTGCATTTACCACTTGGTTGATAATTATAGGGTTCAAGACTAAAACTGTATAATAGCATTTCTTTAGCCTGATTTGAAAGTCCGCAAATATAAGGCTCAACCAGACTAAAATATCTATTATTTCTCTTTGATACTCTTTCAACCTGATCAAAGAAAATCTCAATTTCATTTATAATACTACTTGTATAGTTTTTGTACGTAGAATTTCCTATATAGGGTATGTTCTGATATGGTCTGTATTTCCATATATCCAAGATATTGTTTATATCAGCTATAGTATAACAATCATTAGCATCTACTATTGTATCGCTTGTGATTCCATAGGGTGACCATATATCTAATGGTAATTTAAGATCAACGCTAATACTAGGTCCAGTGAATGTCCCTAAATACTCTAATGCACTCTTATCGCTATTTGAATCTTGTGCGATAAGGCTACTTAGTCTTAAAAAATTGTTTTGATAGTCACTGTAATTTGTTTCTCTGTCATCATCTAGATTGGTAAAATTTAACCACATATTTCTTTTTTGCACATCACTCCTCTGAGCTACAAACCATAGTTCTTTTGTTTGATGATATAATTTTATTCTGTGGGAAATATTCCCAGAAACATTTGTTATGGATGTTTTTAATACAGGCTCTACTATGTATCTAAGATTACTATTTTTAAACATTAATCGATCTGAATCATCTAGAAAAATATAGTTAATGTCTAGTGTTGACTCTAGATCCCACCTATTGTTATCAAAGAATTTTAAAACATCATCACTGGATAGGTTTATACTATCATTAGTGTGCAATTGACCATTAGTTATGGATTCATGAGTGACTGTTGTATTATCGCTACTTTGTGTAGAAGAAAGTAGTGTAATCTGACTAGATGTATTTTTGAATAAACAAAGCTCTTTTATTGGTCTTAATACTATTTCAACAATTGCATCACTATACTCTAATGCAAATATGGGTAGTGATAAGCCTATGTTTCTATGAAACCAGAATGGTAAGGGCACTCTAATCTTATCTCTTGTATGTATAGGTACATTGGCAATATCAATATACTCATCCTGTAGATTATTACCAGATAGATAATCATATAATTTCTTTTTTTCTTTGTTAAGGTAATTATTGTGATAAATATACATGAAATTACTATCGTATTCCTCAATAATATCACCACCTATGATTATTCTTGCTGATTTTATAATAGAAGCACCTAGGTTGTCAATCCAATGAAAGCTGTAATTTCCATAATTGGTAATTTTGGGTAGTTTTACCTCAAAAAACAATGTATTAATTAATTCTGCATTTTTTTCTAATTTCAGTTTCAACCGGGTCTCCTTATCAAAGGATATTGAATCGTTGTTATCAAATGCGAGTTTTATTGATTGCATGGCAAAATTGCTATACTTTTTATAAACTGACTTAAAAAAACTTATCTGGGGGTTTAAAGTTAAATAACTATTTTCCTTTCCTACAGTAATAAGTTGTATCTTCCCTCCTCCCATTTATAATATAGATATAATTTCTTTTAAATTTTTATACACTATACAAACATATCCAATTTTAGATTAATTTAAATTTATAGAAATTTATTTTAATCCATTTTACAAAATAATATCAATATAAAAATATCGTTTTATATATATATAAATGACTAGTGATAGTTTTGGTAGTGAAATTGGTGGACAAATAGGTGGTGATATTGGTGAAGCTGCTGGAGAATATTTAGGCAGTAAGATCGGCATGGGTTCAGAAGGTGGAAGCATCGGTCAAGAGGTAGGAACACATTTTGGTTCTATTGTTGGAAATGATATTGAAAATGAAATTAACAAAGACTTGTAATAATTTATAACTGAATCTAGACTTTTTCAGGACATTTAGCTAGAAATTTTTTAGCAGTTTTATGGTATCTTTTTCCACCATCATTAGGTTGACTTTCATTCATACATGTGGTATCAACTTCACAGAAATACTTATCAGAATCGCCACTAAATCTGCTTAAAGTACCATAATTTTTCTTTTTCTTACAAACATTGACACATGGACAGCCTTTGTCACTCCACCCAAATGGATATTTATATATTACCTTATTGACAGCATCTTTAAACTGTTTTCTAATGAATTTACCATCAATTTGGGCGACATCATGTGCAGGGAGTGTTTCATCTGTTTCAAAAGGATCAATATCGGAGGATACCACTGCCTTTCTTTGTCCTCGAGTTGAAACAAAGTCCGCATGTTCTCTTAGATACTCTATATTACTTATACCCTTATCAAGTACATTATTAGATAGTGCATTGTATTCTCTAATATATGCCCCTCTTTTATCATAGGCTGCTCTTTCGTCAGTTTGTGATGGGCCTAAATTACAAGATAATAGATATACTATTACTACATTGTCTTCTGCAAATTCTTTTATTAAATCAAGAATATGGGAAAATTTTAAATATCTAACACATGGAACAGAAGTCTTAACAATATTTTTGAGTTTTCTGCCTAAACCTACACTATGATCGCGATTGTATGCTCGAATTATCTTTTTTTGTTTTATCATAGATATATTGAATGACCCCGGATCATCTTCAAATGTGATAGCAAAATCATAAAATAGATCACCAGGACAGTATATTCCCATATTGTCAAGATATTCTCTATATGTTTCAGATTTGGCATAATTATCTGGGTTTTGACTTAAAAGCAGCTTATTACCATTATTTTTAAGCTGTGATTTGATATTATCATCAACAGCTGGAACATCAAATAATGAACAAAGATTAGGTGTACCATAAACAACATAGACATCATTGGGTAGGTTAAAAAACACATCATTTATACCAGATATTTTTTTGGGTGGTTTGTCATCCAATCTATGAGGATAGGAATTTATATTTGGTGTTTTTGAATGTGATTGTATAAGGTAGGTGTGTTTATCAAAGGCATCATACAGTGTTTTTATATATTCTGGGCATTTTTTCATTATTTTATTATATTATGTGAAATTATAATAGAATAACTTGACAATTATTTTATACTAAGATTAATTATTACCATAAACAATACCACCCATACCATGTCGTATATCAAGTAGATTATAATTCAAAAAATAGAAATACAAATCATATTTTTCTAGTGTATCATTCTTAATATTAATATCAAAACCTATTTTGTGCATTTCAGAAAAATTGCATATACCAGTTGGTTGAAATAATTCCGGTTCAAGAGCAAATGAATATTTTAATACATTGTCCGGATTACTGTTACTATGATGCATAAAATACTGCATGTTTGTAAAGTATTCAACTGGTTTTTTTTCAAGACGTTCATTTCCATCATAGAATAATTTCATATCTTTGATAATGCTTTCTGAATTATCGCTAAATTCTGTCCATCTATTTTCAGGGTTACTCTTTCTGGCAAAAATCAAAATTTCTTTTACAGGATGATATAGCTGCATTTCAATAAACTTTTTACCAGATATGTTTTTAGCACTCCTGTATTGAACTTGTTCTATAAGATACATATTATATTGTTTTACTAACATATTCCTCTCTGTATTATCCAGAAATACATACTCAATATCAAGTCTGGGATTTATATACCATTCATTTCCTCCTAAAAAACTATTGATATCAAAGCTTGATAGATTGGGCGATGTTCTAGTGCCATTTTCGATTATGGTTACCAAGTCCTTTAATGGTCTCAATTCAAGGTCCAGATATACTGTATGATATTTTAATGCAATCAGGGGCAGTGACAATCCATATGTTTTAGTAAACCAAAATGGCAAAGGAATGTAGAGTGTTTTTCCTACTATACTCGGTTTATTGTTGTAATGTTTATTTATTTTCCCATTAGAAGTTAAAACAGAATCAAATCCTCTATATGTATTATCACGAATTCCAGTTGGATTATTTATATCTGGTGTATTTCCGGACATATCATTGATTATGTCTGTTTTTTCCACTTTATTATACAACATACTATGTAGATGTATATATTCACCATGAAGGTCCTGGATTATGTTTTCTTCAATCATGAGTTTCGCAGATTGTATTATTATACTTCCTATATTATCTATAAATTGAAAGCTTTTTTCAACACTAGAGTATATATCTGGTAAATCTAATTTCAAAAACATGTGACTGATGAGGTCACCATTACGGGGTATTTTGATTTTGATTTTTGTAGTGTTATTTAAATCTAATTTATCATCAAAACCTGATTTTACTTCAATAAAATTCTTCACAAAGTTGGTATGACGCATATACATGTTTTTAAAAAAATTTATATCAGGCTTTGTATTAATAAAGTCATTTTCATCACCTACAGACTTTAGTTGTAGTAAACCACCAGGCATTTATATTATACTTTTATAATATAAAAAACTGTCAAGCGTGTTTATATTCTTTTAACCTCTAACCAGATAGTGTTTTTTTTCCTAAAAATGAGGCAATATTATCACATAAAAAGACATCCACTATATCTCCTTTATTATGGAATTTGAAATACCAGTGTCTTGGTATACATATGATGTTATATTCTCTTACTATAATATCAATAGATTCTACCCTATCAAAATTGTCTTTTTCTAAATAATATTTATTAAATACATTCAGAGATTTGTTGTTTTTAAAGTATTTTCCAAATTTTGGATTCACCAGTTCGATTCTTATCTCACCCCTAGGCCTCATAAGACATATCTCATTTCTGTGTAGATTGAAGTAGTCGTCAGTTACTATGTTTGTATATTTTTTGTTAAAACTTAATAAACTTGATAGATTATATTCATTTACATTGTCTTTTAATGGTATATCCTCAATAAATGTGATAATGAGGGGATTGGTTTGATTGTATAATTCATTTCCATTAACATACTCTAGTTCTTGTTGATCGATTTCATAAATGGTTGAAAAATATCTATATTTTTTATAATGTAATAAAACCAGAATAATTGTTACCAGTAAGACTACTTTAAGTACGCTTTTCATTTAATATAACAGAATATTTACTTTTTAAGATTTTAACTATATTCATTTAAAGTTAACGCACAATTTATGATTATAATTATGTCAAATGCAACACGCCTCAACGCAAGAGTAAAGTGGTTTAACCCTAGAACTGGTTATGGATTTCTAACTGATATTGAATCTTCTGCTGATGTCTTCGTACATCACAGTCAAATCACTACGGGTAGTAACGTATATAAGACCCTCACCCAGGGTGAGTACGTAGAATACGAAACTACTACTGACGATTCTGGAAAGACCCTTGCTTCCAGTGTCACTGGTTTGAACAGAGGCCCTCTTCTATGCGAACGCCCTCAATCTACTACCAAAAGACAAACCGGAACTGGTAACCGTTCAGCCAGAACTCGTGGTCGTGGTGGTGCCCGTACTGGTTCTCGTACCCAAGGTCAAGATGAAGTCACCACTTCATCCGATGCTGCTGCATCTTCATAAGAAAATAGCAAAAGATAATTTATGTTGTTAATATAAACTGTCTTTTAGTAGTCTACTCTTCCAGGTAAATTCAACTCATGATTACTGTGCATAATAGGGTTATATCCAATTACATTCACGATATTTTCTACATTTCTATTTCTTAGACTAGAATTATACATTCTGCTGTTATGTCTAGACCTTTCAAACAAATCATCGTTATAGACTTGTTGAGAATAGGATGGTATGTGTGTTTTAGTGTTTTTTCTTTTATTCCATATATCAAATGGCTTATTGCAAACTCTACAATCCCTATTCCCGGATGTCTCAATCCATTTCAATAGGCAATCCTTGTGCATCCATCTGATTGAGCCTTTACAATCACAGAAATTCTCTAAACTTTCCACTCTATCATCGCTAAAACATATTCTACACACTTTATCAATATCAGTATGGATTTTTATACCTCTATGATGGGGCAGTCTTACAACAAAATCTGATTTTTTTAAAATAGTTTCCTTTTTTAGGGTACTGGCATCCAGGGAAGGATCATATACAAAATCTATGCCTGTCATGCATTTTGATAAGCAAAAACCCATTCTTATAATAGGAAAACTTAGAAATATATAGTCTAATATTTTAAATTACAGAAAATTTTTATGATTTTTAATAAAAAATTTGATAAAAAATTAATTTTATATGATTAATCAAAAATGTCTGGACCAGTTTTTGAATTCGGCGAACAGTATGGCCCTATAGAAGGAAAAAATGATATTTACAAGAAATGCTCTATAGCGGATAATCTAAGCGAAGTTGATCCTATACTTTGTAATAATAATTATCATAATAATAATTCATATTCATACAACGAATACGACGATCATGAAAATTATCATTCATTGGTAAAGGATATCAATAATGAAGGTACTATTGGACCATCTGGGGAAATTCTTGACACACCAGATGGAATAAATCAGGAACTCACACCACATCAAAAAAGAACGCTTTTTGAAATGGTAAAAAGGGAGGATTCTCAGCACAGGCTTAGCACTAGTAATAATATATTATTCTTATGTGATAATGTTGGTAGTGGAAAATCCCTAGAAATGCTATCACTTATATCTCATAGACCAATGGTTAAGAAAGTCTGGGGAAATTCATATTATATGTCTAATAACATAGAGTCTTACTATAAGAGGCATTACAGTATGGATGCGTTTCAGATTATGGATACTGTAAAGATTTTTAAATCAAATCTAATCATTGTACCTCATAATATATTTCATCAATGGATTCAATATATCGAAAAACATACTAATCTAACAGTGTATGGTATTGATAGAAAAAGCAAAATACCATGTAAAGACAAAATAGAAACAATAATGGATAAATACAATATAATTTGTGTAAAATCAACCATGTTTAAGATGTTTAATTCATGTTTAGAAGAAAAATTCAAGAGCAATAGAGTTGACTTTACACTATGTGATAATGATAATACCGAGATTTATCATAGTAAGGATGCACTTAGCACTATATTATCCCAGTCTATAACTAAAATCTATAATGATTTTTCGTCGTGTAAAGACCCAAGCAAGATAAAGTCTATTGTTGAGCAGTTTAAAAAAGAGTTTTCTTCATGGGAAGATAAAATTAATTATGATTATCTAGAATCTAATCCAAACATAGAAGTATGTACTAATGTACGTCGATTATACCAAGGATTTGCATTTCAACGTGTGATTG